GAAGACTACCTCAATAATGTTAATGATCAGTGGCCAGCCAGATGGGAAAAACATAAGAATGATTTTTTACCATTCTGCATCTTTACCCAGCTAAAAGAAAAAGCGCTGTGTAATATAAATAACATATATGCACAAGAAGCAGGGTTATATAGTGATAAATATCAAATTGCTGGTCGAGTTGATTGTATTGCCGAGTATAATGGTGTAATTTCTATAATCGATTTTAAAACATCAACTAAAGAACGAACCGATAAATTTAATGAAAATTATTATATTCAATGTTCGGCTTATGCAGAAATGTTTGGTGAAAGAACAGGAATCAACATTGATCAAATAGTTATTCTTGTAGTTACAGAAGATGGTACAGTTCAAGAATTTATAAAGAATAAATATGATTATCTAACAACTCTCAAAGAATCAATTTCTATATGGGAAGAGCAAAATGGGTATTAAACTTACATTTTTAACATTGATGATATATTGTGGATTAACATTAACAACTTTGGGTGTAGAGATTCCTCCTAATATATCAATACATAACCCAAATCGATTGGGTTTGGTACATAACCCAAATGAAGAATTAAAAGATGAATGGGGTAATAACTCCGATGATCAGGCAGATCATCGTGTTTATGAGGATAATAATATAGTAGATAAATTATACGGCATGGGTAAAATGGTTACTTGTGGAGAAATGCATGTTGTTATGAGTGCTATCAAAAAATATAAAGAAAACCCTGTAATCGTTTTAGAAAACGAAGAAGATGGCACCCAAACTTTGGTTTTTATAAACTTAAAAACAAATTCATCAACAATTGTTGAGATGAGGGCAGATGGTAAAACCGTGTGTATTATTGCCACTGGTGATGTTATTTGGACAGGGCCGCTCGATGATCTTGGCACTCTTTTATAAAATATAACCTAAAATTGCTGTTGGAGATTAATATGGTAATAGAAATGTTGGGAGATTCAGATGAAGAACCCCTTAGTAAAAAAAATATCGGTGTTTATGTTTAAGTTATATATTGCATGGAGCATATGTGCCGATATTCTATTAATTACTGGTATTATTGCTCTGCTTCTTGGCTATGGTAAAATTTCTTTTTAAAAAGTACTTGATATGTTACACTCAGTAATAATATAGATTTAGAAGAAATATGCCCCAATGAAACTTATACGCCAAGATAATTCATCTAAATGGATAAAAGAAAACATTCCACAATATGCAATACAGGCACTCATTACACATTTAGATTCATTAGAGTTTACATCAGAACAACTTAATAAAAAATGGGGGCGAGCAACAACCTCTGAAGTTATTGAAGAATATTACTTGAAAAAACTTTCACATTTGTTTACTCTAAATGAATCAATAAAAGATAAATCTGTTTTAGAATTCGGGCCGGGATTAGGCATCACTTCTTATTTGTATCTTATACTGGGCGCTAAATCATACTGTGGTATAGAAGTCTTTGGTGAAAATGTTCAATCTTGCAGAAAACTATGCCGAGACTTAACTAATCATGAATTTATTTTTGATAGGGTACAGGATAGTTTAGATGACTTATTGGAGAAAGTAAAATTTGATACGCTATCATTAATTAATGTTATTGAATTCTTTTCAGTTGAGTATTTAGATAATCTTTGGAAGGTTGCATATGATAATTTCGACTATCTTATTTTAACAGCAAGATTTCCATATTTTGAAGAGAGCCCATCTGCACCATTACTAAAAACTAAAGTTAAAAATGAATATGGAAGACGCTCTTTGTCAAATGATTATAAATCCTTGCAATTTGGCTCTATTGGCAATAAAGAATATTATGTGGGAGCGCTGGAAAATGTGGGTTGGAAAATAAAAACGATGCAATATATTACAGATGCACACGATTTTAGAGATAAAAAAAATGCAATTATCTGTACAAAATAACTTTAAGAGGGGATAATGAACGACTTTACTTTTGCACACAGGCAAGAAGGTTTTGATGAACACATTGATTGGAGTATTCGGGGGTATAGTGACCTTCTGGATGATGTTGTAAGTCTATCAAGGTATTTCGTTGAGGCAGATACTAACGTAGTGGATATTGGTTGTTCTACGGGTAAACTCACTGCAAGGATTTTAGAACATAATCATGAGTCTTGTCCTGATGCACACTATGTTGGTGTAGAGGTTGCAGAGGGTTTCTTTGATAATCTTGAAGACAGGAAGGTTGCGTTGGATGAGATTTATCCTGATACCTCTGTGAATTTTATTCAAGATGACATTCGTAATTATGAGTTTGAGAATTGTTCACTGATCTCATCTCTGTTCACGTTGCAGTTCATGCCATATTCTTGCAGGGAAGAAGTGATTGACAATATCTACAATGGACTTAATGAAGGTGGTGCATTTATTTTTGGCGAAAAGATTGATACATTCCATAGTCGTATTGAGAATATGCTGCGAACTGTCTACTATGAGTTCAAGAGTAAATCCTTTGATTATGAAGATATTATGCAGAAAGAGTTGACATTGAAAAACATGCTCAAACCCAATTCATGGGATGAGATTGAGGACATGCTAGACCGAGCTGGTTTCAAGGCAGTTCAGAGTTTCTGGCAGAATCATCTGTTTATTGGAGCAATTGCGATTAAATAACCTAGTGTGATAAATATGTCACACTTTCCCTAATATCATATAAATCGACATTTATTCTCATTATTCCCTTGACAAACCCTTTTTTGTATGATACTATATATATTACAGTTTGATGATAGGGATTAAAAGTTATGTAAGACGTGAGTGCAATTCTCACTACCTCCACCACTTAGAACCCTCCAGTTCCACCTTTTTATAAATAGTTGTGAAATGGGGGGTAAAATGAAAACACTAACGATTGAATGTGCTACTTGCGGCATTGGGGTTGAAAAACCTAAAAAAGAAATTGTAAGACAGAGGAAAAAAGGTAGAACTGAATTTTATTGTTCTCAAACTTGTTCTGGTAAGGCTTCTAGGGTTTTTGACACTTGGCGACATAGTGAAGAAAATAAGGAACACTGTAGGAAAATATCTCTTACCAGATCAGACGAATATACTGGATTTAGAGAGTATATGAGAAGAGTAAGAAAACGAAATCACAAAGTTGATATAGATTTGCCTTATTTAAAAGAGATTTGGGAAGCACAAAATGGAAAATGTGCTTACACAAAGGTTCAATTAGAACACCCAAATGCTTCAAAATCCTCTAGAAATTATAATTTTATGAGTTCTTTAGATAGAATAGATAGTTCTAAAGGATATGTGAGGGGTAATGTTCAATATGTTAGTGTCTCTGTAAATTGGTTAAAAAATCAAATGGATGATAATCATTTAACAGAGTTTTTCCAAATAGTTTCGGGGGTAAATTAGGTTCGATTGCATATGAGTAGAAAACTGGAGAATTGTCGGATGACTGCGTTATAGGTCAAAAACTATAGATGCTAACGATAATGTATCTTATGGGGATTATGCTCTAGCAGCATAATCTTTCGGGGTTCGGTGGGTTCCTTGCAACAGAATACCCACCACTTTATTCAAAAAGGGTATTGACAAATAGATAATAACCTGTTATACTCTGTATATAATGTCACTGATGAGTTTGTGAAATTCAAACGAAACACTTTGTGTCTGACAATATTGTCTAACTTATCATCTCGAAAGGATGAATTATAATATGACTAAGACTACCCAAACCGAAAAAGTTGCCAACGCACTTGTGAGTGGCGCAGAGCTAACTGCTAAACAGATTACATCACGCTATGGTGTTAAGAATGTTCGTGCGGTTATCAGCCAACTTCGTTCAGAAGGATTTTCAATCTACTTGAACAAGCGTGTATCATCTTTCGAAGGTAATACAACGACATATATGAAGTATATGCTTGGAGCGCCAACACGCGCAGTTGTTGCTGCTGGTTACAAGGCACTACGCACAGCGTAATGCCTACTGACTGATAGACAGGTCATTAATTAGTGTCTATCGGGTGATGCCGTAATACATTCGGGTGATGCCGTAATACATCCGTGGGGGGTCACGGTTAACCCCCCAACCTTATTAGGAGATTAAAATGAATAAATTAATTATCGGAGCTGTAATTGCAACCAGTATTTCGACGGTTGCACTAGCAGCTCCAGCTGGCACTGTTGTTGCATCGCCACCCAAAGTTATGGTGGTAACGCCTGCACCAGCTGCACCAGTTAACACACAATGGACAAAGTGGAAGACGAATCTTGATATGTCTTTCGTAACTGACACTGAACGTAACATAACGCAGGAAACATCCGCTACAGAATTTGGTATTGTTGCTGGAGTAAGAAGTTTTAGTTTCTCACTTCTTCCAACATATAGTTGGACGGATTCAGAAATTTCAAATATTGAATTTATTGCAGATTATACACTTAGCGTTAATGATAGAATGAATATTATACCTTATGGTGAGATTAACCTTAACAATAATTTGGATGCTGGTGATAAGATTATTGGTATTAAAACTACTTATGAGTTAAACTAACTTTAAATTATAAAACTAAAGGTTATGGGGGTTCCTTTTAAAAGCCCCCATTTTATTAAAAAGGAACTACCAGTGACACCAACGACACTTAATACATCGAAGACATTCTCAATGAATATTGAGAACATTGCCACTGAAAAAAACATCACTCATATGGAGGCCGTCCTAGACTACTGCCAACGTAATGAACTTGAGCCTGACACAGTGGGCAATCTTATTTCCAAAAGTCTCAAAGAGAAAATTGAAGCAAACGCAAGAGACTTGAACTTCCTTCCAAAACAAGCACAACTTCCTGTTTAAAGTATGGAACCGATTGACGTTTATCTCATGTACTGTGCTATGAAAGCACACTTTGGTAAGAGTGACTATGACTTTGTAACATACAAAGGCAAGACTCGTATCAAACGTGATACCTTCTATAAGCGTAAGGACAGATCGTTCTTCGTTAGATTGGCTCGCAAGTATAAGACAGAAGAACAAATCAAAAATTACTTTGTAGCAAATTTCATCAGGGATAAGAAGGGGTATATTGCCAACTTCAATGATGAGAACTATGATGCATGGAAACTGAAACGTCAGGGTTTCTTTGATTTATTTGAGGTGGAGATGAAGCCTCTGGTAGATGCGTTTGAGGATTTGTTCATAGTAGAAAATGGGCAACATCCC